GAGAAAATAGGAAGGGTCAGGGGTGTCCTTGTGCTATTAAAAAACGCCCCCTTATTTGAATTTTCACGATTAACGCCACCTTTAGATGAATTGCACCTAGAACACAGGCATTGAAGGTTGAAGTCGTCATCTCCACCCCCCAAACTCCGTGGCAGTATGTGGTCAACCGTGTTGCCTTCCATTCCACAATGTTGACATGTGAATTGGTCACGTTGCAAAATGCGTTGGCGTATCTTTCTCCACTTAGATGTTGAGCCATTGTCTCGTAATGCACTGGCCATAATCAAAACCAATTGTGTTTCTTGTGATGTTCAAGTGCTTGGCATGGGCTTGAATATCGGTGAACCATATAACGCAGCGTTGCGTCAATTTGTCTATATGGGTCAAGGTTTCTGTAATGATTAGATTTCATTTGTCCAAGTCCCCAATGTGAACCGTTGTGCGCTTTGTAGTCCCAGCGACTCTCCTTTGTGATGATCGTATTGAAACATTGGAATTGCTTATAATTAACTATGCGTGAATGTGCATAAAGTTTCAATTGGTCTATGGAATAGGTTGTTGCATTTGCAATTGGAATGCTTGTTATTGAAAGCAATGCCGCAATGAAATAGAGCTTGGCCATTAGCCGTTTTAGCATTTGCGAGCTACCCGCCTCAGCGGCTCGCTTCAAGCGAAACCAGCGTACCAAGGCGGTCAAGGATGTGAATAACTTATGCGTGGGCTTGGGCGTGTTTCCACCGTTATCAACCCCTGTGGAAAACTCCTGTGGATAACTATTCATCTCACCCTGCCCAACTTTGTGCGTTCAAGAGCAGCTACGGATTGCTCACCAATAGCAAACAAGAATGTTTGAAAACTTATTGTTTGATTTTTGCCGTCAGGGCGTTCAAATTTGAAGTCAGGCGGTGTAGTCAAAATGCCGTCTGCACGTTCCCAAATATCACCAAACCACTTAGAACGTGAAACTGGAACAAGAGCTATGCCGTTTTCATTTTCCATAAACTTTTGAACCCACGGTGTTGCATGGCTAAAAGGTGGATTCATCCATACCAATTGTTTGCCCCAGTCTTGGGCTAGGCCGTCATCAGCTTGGCTGAACCACCGTTTAGCTGGGAGCCAGGGTATTCCTTGCAATGGTGCAGCTACATCCAAATCGAATTCCAACTCCATGCGGTCAAATAGCCATTTTGGCGTGTAGTAATCATTGGTTGTCACTCCGTCTGTGACCACATTGAAAAGGCTATCTTGCATTATCTTCAACCAAGGCCACACCCATTGTTGAGCAGATCGTGCATTCCAAGACTTTTACATGCTCAGGCAAATTGTCTGTAACAATTCGAACCAATTGAATTGTTTTCTTTTTGCAAACACGACATTCAAATTGCATCTGTTCCATAATTGCTCCTCACTAAGTTTTCAATGGGCTGAAGGTTGGGTTGACTAACCCACCAGTTTGGCTGCCTGGAATGGCGGTACTTATCACGCTTTGCAATGGCAATTGGAATCCAGCCAACTATGTTGTAAGCCGTTGATGAATTACCAGTGACCAGCACTGCAATATCAGTGGAACGGTCATATTCATGCACGATCAATTGACCTTCACTGTATTTAGTCCAACGCACTTCAATGCCTTTTCCAACGTCAGCCTTTTCTTTTCCTTTTTCTTCAAATGGGTCAAACGCAAGGTTGAAGTATTTGGCCACTGCCCATTCGCTGCCAATGGCTTCAGCATCTTGTGCAATTGATTCGTGCAATGTCTTGTCTTTTGTGTAAGTGCGTTGTGTGCCAGTGCCATTCCAGCAATACTTCTTGGCCATAATCCAGGCACTTATGTGGCACAACAACGCTTCTTCACGGTCTAGCGTGACTTTCAACGCTGATTCCTACACCCGAAACAAAACCACACGGGATTGTCCTCAGCTGCTTTTTGGTATCCAAAAGAATCAAACTTTTGAATCAATGCGCATTTGTCACATTGCATCACTGGATAGGAATCAACGATTTCACCGTTTTTCATCAGCGTGCAAGTCATTGTGCGTGGGTTGATTATTTCAACATAATCGCTCATAAGTGCAACCTATCTTGGCAAGCCTTGCATAAAAATACGACTAAACCGTCCCTGCGGTCGTATTCGTTTGTCTGTGTAAAGTCGTCACATATTGAACAGTTTGTTACACCGCCGTATCCACTAAAACTGTATTGGTGAGTGGTAGGAGATAGCCATTTCTTTGTCATACTTGTGGCTCCCATTTTCCTGTTGATGTTAAAACATACCAATTAGGCGCACATTGGGTGGCCTTTGTGCGTTCGGTGCAGAAATACCCGCCCCAGGCTTTTCCGTTTTTGCCTTCTCCGCTTTTAAAAATGCGGTGTCCATGTGGGCATTGAGGTGCTTCAGGCACTAACTCACCACCTAGTTGTGATGCGATATTTTCAACAACCGCACCGATCGTGGGCATTTCGTTTTCAATGTAATTGGTTGCCCATACATCAGCAGTTTCAACCTTTGCAGTTAATGTTTTTAATCCTTCAACTTGGCTCATATTTTCCTTAGTTGCCCTGGTATCTGTTCCAAGCACCAAGCCAATGCAACGGCCAATTGCGCTTGTGGTTGTATCTTCGCAAAACCAACGGCGCATGTTGGGGTTAAACGCTGCCATGTATCCATAAGCGTAATCAACGCCTGCTGGTTTGATGTCACTCAAATCACGGTAAATTGTGCATTGAACCAGCACATAACCTTTTTCTGCATTGAAGTCCACAATGGCCGTTTGAATTGAACCGTTGGGATATGTCTGCCAAAAACGCTTAATGCGAGTTGCCACATCTTCATAGTTGTCTAGGAATCCCATTACTTCACCGACCTTTTAGCTGCTGAAATGTGACGGCTAATTGCGCGGCCGCGTGTGTAACCTTCACGGCTTCCGTCTTTGTGCCCAAATGAATAACCAAGTGCTGCTGCTAAAGTGCAAAGCACACCGATTAGAAATAAAGCCCGCAAAACCTGCGGGTCTAATAAATCAACGACCATTTTGAATTCTCCCGATTCTTGGTGATAAGGACTACCACCTGAACTTAGGGTGAGGCATAAGCCACGCCAAATCAAGAACCTTGCGTGTGTGTCGGCGTGTCACCTGACTTTGGCTTTGATTTCAGCCCGTTACCAGCCAAAACACCGCCCAGGGAACCAGTCAAGAAAATGGCCAGTGTTTTCAACAAGTCAATAAACGCCGCGTCATTGGGTGCTTGCGCGCCAATTGGTTGCGTCACGAAAATCAGGGCATATGTGATGCCTACCGTTACGACTAAAAAAACCAATGCAAGTGTCGTGCCAATTATCAAAATCAGTCGTGCGTGAACGTCCTCAGGTGCGCGGCGGCGTGTTGGTTTCTTGTGTTGTGAATCCAAGTATGTCGTCAGTACACGTTCCAGTTGGGATGCATTGTGGTTTTTTGCATTCAGGTTTTGACCAATTTTCATATTCTTGGCATTCATAACGTGTCCAACCCTGATACCCACAAGCAGTCAGCATTAGCGCAAGTGCCCAAGCCAATGCTGCTGCCGTGAGTTTCCGAGTTATTTCCCCGTTAACCCGAAACTCTTGTCCTGCGGATTTAATGCACGCAAAATTACGGGTGCAACCGCTGCGACTCCTGCCATTGCAAGTGTCTTTGGGTCAGTTACGCCCGCCATGTATAAGGCAAGTGCTGCTGCCATGAATGAGCGTGCCCATGATGCGGCTAGGGCTTTGGCTTTGTCCATTTTTTCTCCTTCTTAGGTTTGTCTCCCGAAGTTGGAATGGCGACCGTTGGAAAGTCACCCTTGTATGGTGCGAATTTAGGAACCCCAAACCCGACCACTTCTTTTCCTTCACCGTAATGGCGAACCTTCACCATGACCATGCCACCGTTTCTTTGGTCGCCTGTTCCTGATGTGTTTCCTTCGATAAGCAAAACTTGGTTGTTTTCCATTAAACCAACAACAATTCCAATGTGGCTTACACGATCAACGCCGTCATGTGGAAAATCCATGAAAGCCAAATAACCCAATTGCGGCATATTTGACCAACGTGAAATTTCTTTAAACTTATGTGCGCCCATTGCCGTTGAAACGCATGAAGGAATCTTGACTTCAGATTTTGCAAAAACCCAATTAACGAAACTTCCACACCAGGGTAAACCGTTGGCCTTTGTAAATTCACCGTATTTGGTCAGGTTGTTGCCTTCTTCAACCGTGCCAACTTCAGCAATGGCCAATTCAATGACCGCTGCTGATGTGCCCAATGGAAATGTCATTGAATCAACAATTTTGCTTCGTCAGCACTTATTCCAAGTTTGGCTAGTAACGCTGCCTTGTCGGCTGCTGCTTTTGCATCTTCTGCTTTAATGGCATCATTTGCCAATTTGTCGATTTCTAATTGAGCCAATTCTGCGGCGTTCATTTGGCGTTCAATGACTTCACCTGTTGAAACATTGTGGATTTTAATCATTTGTTTTGTCATTATGAGACTCCATATAATGTGTAAGTGCCAGCGGTTAATGTATAAGATGATGAAGTTCTTATAGTTAAAGAAGTTATAGCAACAGCAGTTGCGGTGTTTGAATAAACACCTTGGGCTTTGGAATACGTACTGCTACTATTAACAAAGTTAATTGATGCTTGTATATTCATCATTCCAGTTGTGTTTGTGTAATCATAAAATATGCAATTAACGTGATTTAATCCAC